AGGCCTACATCAATAGATATACTATCGTTAGGAGCAGGATCGCCGGGAAATACCCCAGAAGTGCCCTGACTACTAATAATGATTTCGGTTGGGCTGCTGGGTATTCCAGCAACACAATGATAATTAGCTGCAACGCAACCGTACTTCCCAATAGGAACATTAACATTGGACCCGCTTCCCAAGTCTTGAAGATACGTGACATGGAAGTCCGAGTCGAGAACTATAGGCTTGTCTTTCCCATTGTGAATAACGAGCGTATTTTTGAAAGGAACGAAAGTAACTTGGGTAATAGTAGGTCCCCAAGCTGCGGGGGCACCGGGAAGGGCCGCGGCAATTGCGGTGTTCCAGATTTCTGTGATAGTGGTTCCTGCTTGTGTGGTAGTAAGTACATTCCCGCTCTCCGTTACGACGACGTTTTTGCCATTGAAGTAATAGCCATCGACGATCGGAGAGTTGCGAACCGCCTTGATGTCACAGTTGAATGTGTCACCAAAGCGAACCGCTTGCGACCCAGAGGAGGTACGATGGAAGTTGGTAAGGGTGACTTGGAACTTAGGCGGCATCGACAGGTCTTCGTCAATGGAGTTCCAGCCGCCTCCAAAACCACGGAGGGTCGTGGACTCCAATTTAGACGAAGGTCTGCCGCCTTTGCGTTTGCGGAACGCTGCGACCATCGTAGACCCCTGTGTGTATCACACAGCCCTAGTAGGGGCGAGTGGGATACCAAGAATAGGGAACACCGCCACCCGACGGGTTTGGGGTCATCTTGCGGCGAGCTAGGTTCACAGTGATCTCGTTGAACCTATCATCGGCAAGGTTTTGTTGATCTTGTGTCGCGTTTGAATTGATATCATCGTGAGAGAGTGTCATCCACGCAGTCGCATGGACGAGCATATTCGCATCAAGGTCCATCACGTCTTCCCAGCGCCACGGGTCCTGCTGACCCACGTTGCTGAACTGCCTTGGATAGTGCCGCCAAGTTACAACGATGTTTCCAGTAGCTGCTGGAGGTATGATCTGGAGACGACGCCACTGGAAATCCGGGTCGATTGTTGGTAAAGTTGTCCAAAATCTTGCGGGTCCTGATCCGACGACGGTACGGGGATTACGTCGAGTTCCAAAGGTTGGCAGTTCCAAGTCGGAGTTCTCCGGGAACACCGCCAATATGTCCTCGGAGTCCTTGAGGTGTTGAAACTCGTCGGTGGTGATCTTTCCCGTAATGCCGTCGAGCACAGCCAACGTGTATGAGACATATTGTTCCCACGGATACTTCTTGTGAAAGATATCGAAGGCCCGGATGCAGTCGCGAAACATACGGTCGTCACTATATGTTTGCACGCCTGCACCCGGCACATCGCCAAGAAGCTCCTGAGCGTCGGTAACTATCTCTCGGATTGTCTTGGCCATCTTGTGTGTCTCACACTATGCCATGTAGTGCCTGATGCCGTGAAGACCACCACGCTCGGCGGCATTCACGGAATTGTCGCACCGCAGCCCGATGATGAACTCTTTCAAGCCATCAAGAGCCGCTGTGGCCGTGTACTGACCACGGGGGTCGCCCGTGATCGCAGTTGCTGGATCGGTCACATCCGGGGCTGTCCATGCTGAGAACAGCGTTGCTGGATCGATCAGAACCGGCGGAGCACCTTCCTTCGCCCATTCGATCGAACCTTTGAACGGCAGGCCGAGCTTGGCACCAGTAGTGCCGATGTTGATCGTGATCGCACCACCGGCCACGATATTCTTCACACCGAGGACGCGATAGAACGACTTCTTACCAACAGCAGCAGTGCCTACAGCTGCCCATGTGAACCGCTCGATCATTGGCTGACCGAGATAGTCCTCACCGATTACGTCCTGCGTTGCCGTAACCGAACCCGAAGGCAGAAGTGCAATCGGGCGGCCATACGGGGTATCCGCAACCCACGGTGTCGCCAGATAGGTCACGGTATTGAGTGCGGTGTTCGTCACTACCGCCGTAGCGATAGCTGTGGCGCTGGCGAGTGCCGGCTTGCCGAGGGAGAACGTATTGCAGGCGTTCATCTCAAGCGAAGCCGACCACTGCATTGCAGGGACGTAGTTATTGATCCCCTGCATATTCCCTTGTGCTGGACGAAACATCTCTTACTCCTATGCTGCGATCTCGTCCTCGTCCGGGTCGCGGGGCACGAAGTCTTTGACCTCGATTTTGCCCTTTGCCTCGGCCAAGTCGATGACCATTTGTTCGAGTTCACGATAAGACGCCGCGCGCAGCATGGGGTCCTGCGACATGAACATCTTACCAAGCGGAGAGTTCGGGTCGTTCAAACCGTCGAGTTGAATGATCGGCGGTTCCTTGTGCAACTGATAGTACCGGAGACGTGCAAGGGAGCGCACCCTGATCGCGTGACCTCTCGGGAAGTAAACCAAGTAACCTGCGTCTTCATCGACGAGCTTCTTCTTGATCCCTTCCTTGGACCAGTAGTGTTTCTCGCGCTTGACGCTGCCTTCTTGCTTGACGACAACGTAAGCCAAACGCGAGCCTTTCAGGATGCCATGAGCAATCATAACGCCTCTCCCTTGTGTGTGTTACACAGCCTACGTGTTGGTGAGATAGGCGTGTGTGCGATACTGTCTCCAAGTGCAAAGCTGTCCTTCCCAGACAACCCGGCGACCAGTGGCGTCCATATTCCACGGCGAGGACAGCTTCTTGATCCGCATGTTACAGCCACGCAGAACGTGAAGCGTCAGGTATTCCTCGTTGATGAAATAGGCGTCGTTGGAAGCCAGCTTCTCGTCAAAGAGAAGCGGGACGCCATTATGAGTCGTACCGGAGATGCCGAGATTGACAAGTTTGCGTCCGGTGCCGGAGTCTTTGAGCTGAATTTGCTGTTTGTCTCGGGCAGCGGCTTTGTGCATTCGGTAGATGTTTCGACCCGCGAAGATGACTGTCGGACGGGGAGATGATTGCCCATCAGACGACCGATTGAGGTCGAGTTCGATGATATCATCGAACGCTTCCTCGATATTCTCGGGCGACAGAGTGCCGTTAAAGTCATAGGAGGAACTCCTAAACTGGCTCTCGGCTGCGAGGTTGATCCCGCCCACAACGCCCACGGTAGGATCGGCTGGGATCAGGTTGCCCAATCCGTTTGGATCGGACCCAACACCAACTGCGGTGTGGTACGTAGCGAACTTGCGCTTGATCGACTCGTCCAGAGCTTGGATTTTGCCCTTGAGGATTTTGAAGATTTCAGCGCGACCTTGGTTCTCGTCCTCTTCCTGATCCGAGATGATGAGCGAACCCACCACGCGGCTCATGTAGTATTCGACGGTCGAGAACTCGTTGGTCTGGTCGATTGACACAGTATCGTAATACTGCATCGACTGCACGTTCGGATTGAGGCCCGTGATAAGCGGATTGGTGATCTGCGGACCACCGTCCTCTGTAACCACGCGCTTCTTGGCGTGCAGATAAGCACTGACCGTACCCGAGATCGCTGATGCCATAATCAGCTTAGCACGGGAACGATCAAGCATCGAGTGAATGATCGTGTCGAGTACCATGATGTCACCCTTGTGTGTCTCACACAGGGTCCTAGCGACGATCCTCGGCTAGGATTTCCCGTATGATTGCATCGTATGACTTGGAGGGATGAGCAACACCAGCATTTTGTTGCCTACCACCCCGGTCATTACCGCCCGGCGCCATACTTCTGCCGTTCGGTAAACTCCGTGAAGGGCGCATATCACGGGTGTCTTGACGCTGCTGCCTCTGTTGGGGTTGGGGATTATGAGGATCAATCCCTTTCCGCATCAGGTGTAACTGTAGTTTATCCCAAATACTCGGTAGAGACATTTGCTGAAATTGTGGTTGCTTTAGCACGGCGTGAAAGATGCTCATAAAGGGCACCGCAGCCGGTGTGCTCTGGAAGAAGCCCTCTACCTGTGTTTTGGCTTCATCAAGGTATTTTTGTTCGACTTGCGTCTTCTCCGTCTCTTGCTGTCTCTGTGCAGCATAGTCCTGCACAGGTTTTACCCCCTTCGCAATTTCCTGACGAACCGTGTCAAGAATGCTCCGGGAGTCCAATTGGTTGGAGTCAAACCCCAATTGTGATATATCTATACCATTTAACGCAGCGCGTGTCAAGAGGTGTTTTAACACGCCTACCGGGTCGCTTTGGGCCTGCTTGTAAAGCTGTCCTGCCTCGATCAATTGATCGTGCTGCAACTCAAAAGCGTTTAGCTTCTGTAGCTGTTGCTTGGCTTCATTGGCCTGCTTCTCGAAGTCTAGCCCAATTTCAACCGCACGGTTGAGCTTGCCACGCTCCTCGGCTAGGGCTCCCTGAATGCGTCCTGAAGCACCTCGAATGTAGTCAGTGGCCTGCTTATGTATGCGCTGATATATCCGGGCCTCGGAACCTGCGCGAGCGATAATCTCTCCGCTGCGAGGATCAACCAGATTGCCTTTCGCGTCCCTTCGAAAGTCAGCTCGTGGGTCAAATTGAAGAGATCGAGCGCGAAGCGGGTCCTGTGGCTGCTGCTGAGGCGGTCGCTGCTGAGGACGCTGCTGCGGCTGTCTTTCGATTTCTGGGTCATAGTCCCTTCCATTCAGATTGCTTTCACGAGGATCACTATCAGGAAGATCGTCCCCAAAATCGCCATCATCACTAGGAAGATCATCATCACCCGTTGACTGCGGGGCCAAGTCTTCATCGGTCAACCCCATTGAGTCCTTGATAACATCCATTCCAACTTTTTCGTCGAAGTCGCCTGCCATCTTACTCTCCTTGTGTGTGTCACACAGCTATTGCAGTGGTTGTCCGGGCGGAGGTCCCCCGGCTGCCTGCTGTGGTGGTTGTCCGCCTCCATTTGCTCCCTGCTGCATCTGAGCCACAGCTTTCTTCAAGAACTCCGCAATCTGTTCCTGAGGTACGCCTTGCTGTGCCATCATCTCTACTTTCTGTTTCACTTCTGGCGGTAGGTTCGCCAGTTCCTGCGGGATGCCTCCCGGAGCTTGTCCTTGGGTCTGAGGACCGGGTTGGTTCTGGCCCGGCTGTGGAGGGGCAGCCGCACCAGTGGAGTTCCCTCTGGCAAGGTTTGCCTTCATTTCCGCTTCCATTAGGTCCCAGTCCTCAGGCTTAACGACAACTTCAGTAAATGCCTGTTCTAACACACGCAAGGCAACTTTCATCGAAGTCATGGGCGCAGCACTGGCAAACTGCCCGATGGCTTGCGCGACCTGTACTGCTTCCTTTTTCTTAAAGACGCTATTCGGCTTTTCAGAAGTGCCGGGCACAATCTCCAAGGCGAATTGCTGATTGAGCCGCTCTCGCGACATATTCTGCCACACTTTACCGATTTCTGCACCGACAAGTGTTACCACCTCCTCCTTGGACATGAATTGAACGCACTGCTCTAAGAGTGCCTTACATAGATCAGCGAGAACATCTTCAACCACTTCAATTTTTGCCCCGACCGACATGCGCGCCGCGTCCTGATACGATTGAACACTGGCTTCATTCGTATTTGTCTTGAATTGAACTCCCCTGATCGCATCCGACGTGTTCGAAATACGGTTAATGGAGTTGATTGTTGGTTCCTTATTAAATAGCGCCTCGTACTGAAGACTTGGCGGGGCGAGTGCCTCAAATAAATCTTTAATCTTAGACCCTTCAGGTACTTTGAGGCCGACAACCGATTGTTCATCGACAAATCCTCGACGCATTGCCTTCTGCAACAACTCAGCGTCTTGCGAAGACATCTTCTGAGAGTTGTAGAAGATAAAATTGAATACTGAGTTACGAATACGCGCAACTTGCCTGTTGATCTGGTTAATCTCGTCCTGCTGGTCTAGATAGTACGAGACTTCTCCAACCGTCGTTGTTTGCCCAGTTGACAGACCAAAGCCGAATAGGAAGTAAGGAAAGAAGCGTGTGGTTTTGGTAAGGTCATCCCATAGCCAGAGGGGATAGGTCCAATCGTCAGCGGCGAACAAAGCTGTTCTTCGAGTTGCCTTGTCCCATACAACCCAACACTCAGTATAATACAAGCCCCTGTAACCAGAAACTTCTTCATTCTCCTGCATTGAAGTTTCGCCGGATAACGACTCCATAACCAAACCGAACGCATCATCTTTAATTCCTGCGCCCGATCCAGATGTGAAAACGGCCTTATGAGATGGTTTGAAGATGTAGTACCAGCAGTTTTCTTCTGGGTCCTTTCTTGTGAACTTGTATTTGAGGTAGGAGGTTTGGATGAAACATCGTTCTGCCATCCATGTTGCGTCCGTCCCATCTGGCATCTCAGCGATAGGGTCCACCACAAGGTTGCGTGCCATAACGTTAGAAAGTTTAGGACCGCTCTTTTCATATACCTCAGTGACAGCCTCAATCGCAGCAAGTTTTCCATAAGCGTTCTCCAGTTGCTTGGCATTCTTCGCTTTGGAGATTTCGTCTGTGACTTGCGCAAGGTCCTTCATCATCGTTTCGATGGAGTCCTCCTTGCGAATGTAGTCAAGCTTCAAGACGCCATAGTTGGTCATGAGCGCAACGCCCACAGCCTTTTTCACCTTTGGCTTGAGATTGAGAAGGTTCTTCCCCTTGAGAAGCGCGTTCAGCAAATTCTTTGCGCACTGCGAGAAGTCTTCGTCCTCTTTGTCTGTGGTGTTTACAGCAATATCAGGCTCACGGCCATAAACAGCAGGAAGCATGACGTTAACATTTGAGTATACAACATTCTCCGTAATGTCGCCTCGACTAAAGACGCCCTTTGAACTACCAGATGTTCGGTTCTGGTGGTTATTATAATATGCAAAACACTGCTCCCATGCCTCGTAAACGAGTTCATTTGCAACGAGAGCGGCGTCGAGCTTATTTCGCCAGAGTGTACCAAATGCTTTAGTAACAGGAATACGAGAGTCAGGATACATCTGATACGGAGGTATCTCTCGCTTAGGCTCAGGCTGCTTGCCATTGATGTATTGATCGACATCAAACATCTCCCCCTGAGGGTCATCAGCTTCGTCGAAGTCAAATTGTTCGCTCATGACTTACCCCTTGTGTGACACACACATTATGCCCTGCGAGTTGGCTTCCCGTCGTCGTCCAATTCGTGCCAGAACATCCATGGAGGAGGCACAGCAGACCTTGGTATCTTAATCTCACTGGGCTCGGGTAGGTGCGAAAGCATATACTTCAACGTGTCGAGCGCGTGGTCATCCCGGTCGATGGGTTTGTCAAGCAAATCTCCGAGGGTAGATTTGTCCCAGTAGTAGTTCGTGATTTCGTCTTGGATGAAGTCAAGATCATCCACGAAATAAAGGAGTGGTCCCGGCATTTGGCCAGTAAGTATGTGCGGGTGGGTTGGCTGATCCCCGAGGTACGCACCAACCTTTGCAACACCCGTGATGATATCGTTATTGGCCGGCCTGCATTCCATGCCGGCATCCCAGAGCAACTGGGAAAGAGGCGTCCCAGTATCAACGTGCTTTTCAATGACCTTTGTCTTGAATATAGCCGGGTCTGCCCTAATTTCGTCTTCAAAATTAATAAGATGTGCGTATTTACGCCGGAGCTTTTCCACCATTTTGGGTTGTTTAGTGTAGTGACAATTTCTTTCGTAATATCCATCGACGACGATGACTCGTCCCCAATCGTCAACGAACCCCAATAGGTAACATGAAGGTGAGGTAAGTCCGAAATCATACCCTTCGAGTGCGACGACACGACAATGCCTCCTCTGCAAATCCCAGAGATGGTTCATAGCCTGTTCACGCGATATGAGATGTCTGTCGTCTTCGAAGTCCTGATAAACAAGACCTTCGTATGCTGCCCACTTACCCTCCAAGAACCTATCGCGCATCTGCCCACGGTATGAGGCTTCGAGCGTCCTGATAAAGTCCTCGGTCAGGTTCTCTTTGTTCGTATAAGTTGAACCTTCAATGATATCAATCATCGGCACACCCGTAACAGGATGTGACAACAAATTCTCTGTTCTCCTACCACTCTTCTTGAAAATGTGTACTGGCTTTATGAGTTCTTTGTAGACCCAGTTTGAAGTCGGATTTGACGTAAGCATGAGCCATCGTGGCCCACTATCAGGCATAGATGGATCTTCCTCTCCATCCGGGCGATACGGAGCTTGACCACGTAGTCGCCCCATGAGGTCCAATAAATCTTTGTGTACGATCTCGGGGTCTTCGATTTGATCGATCCCAATCCAATCATACGTAGCGGAAAGTAAGTTCGATGTAGTTGAACCATCGACATTCTGCTTGCCCCTTTGCGAGATATATCGAAAGTTCACAATAGTGCCGTTCACAAGATAACAGGTGTTATCATCTTGCGTCGGCATCTTCTTAATCCAGTCGGGAGGACACCAGAGAAAGAAAACTTTGCGCAGCGTATCATTCAGCTTCGGATAGGTAGACCTACCCAATAACCCATTCGAGCCGGGATACTCTGCGCAAAGCTTCAACGCCTTGATAACGAGGGCAGTGGTTTTCCCATTGGCAAATCCACCACCAAAGAACTGTATCTTCGCACGGGACTTATCAAACGACCAATGGGTCGTCCCCTTACGTAGCTTGTAATTCCCATGCGACATTGTGTAACTCACACAGCTTGTATTACCAACCGACCCTTGCGCCGACCTTACCAGCCCACAGGCCGTTATCGGTCACAGCAACACCGGCAAATCCAGCGACACTTCCGCTGAGACGCATGATGCCAGTGGCACCAAATGACACATGGTTGGGATCGAACCCGAACCCGCCCGAGACACTGTAATTCTCGCGCGTCTCAAGCCACGCCGGGATCGAAAGCCCAGCGGCAAGAGCACCGATGCCATTGTCATAGGCATTCAGACCGGGATAACCCCGAGGACCTCGTTCACCCGGAGCGCCCGGAGCACCATCCACCCCATTGAGCCCATTGATGCCATCGAGACCATTGAGGCCCGGAAGCCCACGAGGACCCTGTGGCCCCGGAATGCCTTGCGGCCCCGGAACCGGACACCCGAACACACACGGGAGGTTATTGATTTCAGTAGCAAATGCCGGGATCGGCATCATCAACAAGATAATTGCAATTCCAGTAATTCTACGCATTTAAGACCCCTGTTTCTTTGGTGTAGTTGCTGCCTTCACAGCCCACATGGCTGCGTCTTCGTACTGAGTCATGGCAAGAGCCCACAAACGAATTTCTTCCCCATCGTTTGTTTTGCCACGACCCTCCTCGCACAGATCGATCAAGTCGGCTGTGTACCGCTTGATCTTATCGACGAGAGAGTCTTTGGAGGGATTGAAACTTTCACGTACTCGTGCTGCACCTAAGGACATAATGTCGCCTCCGCTATCCGCCTGTGTGTCATACACAGGCTAGATTAGTTCAAACCTTCTCCATACGTAAACGGAGCCCACTGCGGAACTGCCGGGCTACCGACGTTTACAATGCATGTCTTTGCTGTGGAGTCATACACGATCTCCCCCGCATAGAACGAGGTGGCAGGAGGCCCTGCATTAGATCGGTTGG